GTAACAGGAGACGTAGATGTGGACTACTCAGTAGTACCATTGGACTACAACCGTGGTGACTTCGAAGACAGAGACCCACTACGTGGTGAGAATGACGGAGCAGGTATTGACGCAGGTACAGACTTGCAGATTCCTGAAATCGACCTTGAATTGAAGTCAGAAGCTATCGTAGCCAAGACTAAGAAACTAAAGGCTGTATGGACTCCTGAATTAGCACAGGATTTGAACGCATATCACTCAATTGACGCTGAAGCAGAATTGACTTCAATGTTGTCCGACTACATCTCCTTGGAGATTGACTTGGAAATCTTGGACTTACTTAAGTCTAACGCATTGACAATTGACTATTGGTCAGCAACAATCGGTGAAGAGTACAATCCTAACGGTGGTACCTGGTCAGCAGGTACAGCAGGGGTAGCATACCAGAAGAACACTTGGTTCCAAACTCTTGGTACGAAACTTAATAAGGTTTCTAACAAGATTCACCAATTGACACTTCGTGGTGGTGCAAACTTCTTAGTAGCATCTCCTGACGTATGTACAATCCTTGAATCTATTCCAGCATTCACTGTGAACGCAGACAAGGACGCACTACAATTCGCAGCAGGTGTAACACAAGTTGGTTCAATCGCTAACCGATACACTGTATACAAGAACCCATATATGACGACTAACGAAATCTTGATGGGTTACAGAGGAAATAACTTCCTTGAAACAGGAGCGGTTTACGCACCATATGTACCACTAATTATGACTCCATTGGTATACGACCCACAGAACTTCACTCCACGTAGAGGTGTTCTTACTCGTTACGCCAAGAAGATGGTTAGACCAGAGTACTATGGTAAGATTTACATCAAAGACTTGAATCGTATTTAAGTCTAAGAGCTAAGTATTTTACTTAGGACTCGTTATAACTAACGGGATATAGTAAAGGGAATCACTTTCGGGTGGTTCCCTTTTTTTATTTCATTAAGATTTCTTTTGTTTTCTTATATTTATAGATATAAACGAAGAACTTATACACTATGAATGATGAATTAATATGGCCGGGGTCAGGTTCAGCTATCACATCGGGGTCACAACTGACCACATACGGATACTATGATACAGACCCACAATTTCAAACAGATGCACCAAAGATAGCTAAATGGTGTGCTAACCGATTAGGATACCCTATCCAAAATGTTGAATTGATTGACGAGAATTTTTATGCGTGTTTCGAAGACGCTATTAATGAATACTCAGCACAAGTAAATCAGTTCAACATTCGAAATAATCTAAGTATCTTACAAGGTACGGATAATTCAGAGAACTTCCAAGGAAAAAATGTACAAGGTACGTTCTTATCTAATCTAATAGAGATATCGGACTCTTATGGTACGTTAGCGGGTGTAGGTGGTGATACTGATATCAAGCAAGGAAAGATTGAATTAGAAGCAGGTAAACAAACATATGACTTAGAAGATACGAGTGTGTTTGGAGATGAAAGTGGAAGTAAGATTGATGTAACGAGAGTTTATTATGAAGCTACTCCTGCTATCAACCGTTTCTTTGACCCATATTCAATTTCAGGACAAGGAACACTAAACTTGATTGACGAGTTTGGATTTGGTTCTTTTTCTCCTGCCGCACAATTCATTCTGATGCCACTTTATGAAGATTTGTTGAGAATACAGGCTATAGAGTTCAATGATGAATTCAGAAAGTCAGCACATTCATTCAATATTGTAAATAACAAGTTAAAGATTTTCCCACTCCCAACTGAAAGTGAAAACTTATACTTTGAGTATATGGTTCGTGGAGACTTCAAGCAAGGAGCAACGTTTGTATCAGAAGATACAGGTTCAGTTTCGGACTACTCTGATATTAATTATCAAACAATACCTTATTCAAATATTAATGAAGTAGGTAAACAGTGGATTAGAAAGTATACTCTCGCTAACGCTAAAGAGACACTTGGTGCAATCCGTGAGAAGTATAGTACTATTCCAATTCCTGACGCTGAAGTATCACTTGATGGGGCTCAACTACGAGCAGAGGCACAGCAGGAGAAGGACATACTAATGCAACAACTTAGAGAAAACTTGGAAGACCTAAGTAGAAGAAGTCAGTATGAACAAAAAGCGGCTGAAGCAGACCAATCCCAAGAAATGTTACGTAAAGTACCCAATATGATTTATGTAGGATAATATGATACATTACGTATATAAAATAACTGACACGGAAACAGGACAATATTACTTCGGTTCTCGTTCTCACGAAGACCCTGAAAATGACGAGTATATGGGCTCAATGAAAAGTTGGACTCCTGAAGATGAATATCGTCTTGTGAAAGAGATAATAAAAGATGACTTTAAGACTCGTGAAGATGCTATTGAATTTGAAGATAATATCATTGGTGACTATATTGATGATGAATTAAATGAAAATTATCATAGACCTAATAAGGGATTTCATACATTAGGTAATAAAGAAATTGCTAATAAAATTAGTAAAGCTAATAAAGGAAAAACTCCTTGGAATTATGGTAAAACTAATGTTTATAGTGAAGAAACTAAAGAAAGAATGGCAAAGTCTGCTAAAGGACGAGTATTTGATAAATCGGTTAGAGACAAAATCAGCAAAGCTAATAAAGGAAGACTTGTTGGTGATAAAAATCCTATGTATGGTATGACTGGAAGTAAAAATCCTAATTATGGTAATCATTGGACTGATGAAATGAAAGAGCACTTAAGTAAAAAATTTAAAGGAAAGGTTCGTGGAAAGACTAAAAGTGTTTTACAATATGATTTGAATGGTAATTTTATCAAAGAATGGAAGACTATAAAATCCGCTTGTGATAAACTTAATTTACGCCCAAGTGGTATAAGTAATGTTTTAAGTGGTAGATATAGTCATTCAGGTGGTTATATGTGGAAATATAAAAATAAAGGAGTTAGGTAATGCCCCGATTTGCCCTGCAACGAGATATAAACTTTTTCAAAAGTATTTCGAGAGAGTTAGTAGATGTCGTAATTGAAAACACGGTGGTACTATACAAACTCATTATAGAAGATAGTAAGACTAACTTGTATGGGGAGAGTTTATCTAAGACATACTACCAAGGGGTAGAGACTACTGCAATTCCTAACAGAGACCAAACACAGTTTAATTATGAAGACTTTGGGCCAGATGGTGACCAAGATGTTGTGTTTAGATTCAATCGTTTCACGTTGGAAGAAAAAGAGATTTATCCTGAAGTTGGTGATATCGTTTATCATAATGATGCGTATTTCGAAATAGATACAGTTCGTGAAGACCAATTAATAGGTGGTAGACCTGAAGAAAAATTCTCTATCGTATGTCAAACATTTATGACACGAAGAAGTACTATTCAGACAGAAGAGAGGGTTAAATAATGAAACCGAATGAGAAGAACAGAGGTAGACAACGTTCTATAGATAAGGAATGGCAGAAGGGTGTCAAGTTAATTGACGTTGATACTACTATCGCTGAATATATGGTAGATACAGTCATTCCCGATGTTGAAGAGAACGGAGAAGAAGTAAAAGTTCCATTACTATATGGAAACGCTGAACGATGGACGAATGCAAGAAAAGAAGGATATCTACGTGACCAACGTGGTAAGATACAAATTCCTTTGGTAATGTTCAAGAGAAATTCTATAGAAAGAGACGCATCATTGGCACAGTTCAAAGATGTGAACACACTTCCTGCATTTAGAAAATATTCTCCAACAAACAGATATGAGAGATTCACTATCCAAACAAACGCAAGACCAACGTTCGAAGAGTATAGAGTTTCTGTACCTGACTATGTGACAGTTTCGTATGAAGTAATGATATGGACATCATTCACAGAACATATGAACAAGATAGTTGAGTCTTTCCAATACGCAACAGATAGATATTGGGGAACAGAAGATAAGTTTAAATTCAGAACACGAATTGACTCATTTGATAATCAGCAGGATGTTGGGCAGGGTTCAGAACGAGTAATTAGAACGTCTTTCACAATGACAGTTAACGCATACTTGTTACCTGAAACATATGACGAGAGTCCAACGGTACGAAAATCATTTACACCAAAGAGAATTATATTTGGAGTTGAGACAGACTTAACAGGTAATCTTTTCACAAGTCCTAATATATACAATGAATATCAGTCAGTCATTGACTTTGTGGCAATTAGAGGTTCCCAACAAGCAGAACCTGTATTTCCTTTTTCTGGAGCA